GTCCACTCGCACGACAGCATGTTTCACCGCTTTGCAGTGGTGGCTGGGGATGGCAAGCAACAGCTTTACCTTGGCCGCGAAACCGAATGCCAGAACATGACACGCAAGTTTGCAGGGGCGTTTCTTGATGGCGCCTTTTACCAATCCCAGATCGCCGCCGCGCCCACCCCAGCCGCCCAGGCGGCAGACAGCGTGCAGGAGGATGCGGCGCGGCTGGATTGGTTGCTACTGCGTATCTCAGGCGCAGAGTTCCGGCGTCTCGGTGTCCACTATTCCGGCAACGCCAGACGTGCTGACGTGGACGCAGCCCGCAAGCAAGGAGTAAGCCATGACCGATAAACCGACACAGAAAGAAATGGACGATCTCTTTGTAGAAGAAACAGGCTTCGATACTGACGACTTCCCAGCGGCGATTTTTGGTTTCGCCCGCGCAGTCTTGGAAAAGTGGGGCACACCTGCCCCTGTGGGGGCGGTGCCAGTGGCTTGGGCCGCGACAAGCGAAGATGGCGTTGTCGAAGCATTGGGCATGAATCAATCTCGTCGCTTCGACACGCCTCTCTACCTGGCACCCCAGTCCGTAGTGCGGGAGCCGCAATGGAGCCCAGCAAGCACACCACCCAAAGAATCAGATGGCGAAGTGCTTGTTCGCATGGCTGATGGCCGTTGCGAGATTGCGTGGGCTACATACTGGCATGGATCGAGCAACGCCTTTGCGCAGTGGACATTCCGCGACCCAGATGAAGAAGAAACGCCAGTGGAATGGATGTTGATTCCACACGGCATCAAAGGAGGCCAGCATGGCACTAACGAAACATGAGCAGATTTCATCGGCGCCGTCAAACGCGTTGACAGCGGATCGTTTGCGCGAGCTGCTTAATTACGACCCAGAGACTGGCGTCTTTACGTGGCGTGTGGGCCGCAAGAAATGTCGCGTTGGCGCTATCGCAGGATGTCTGAGCAACGGTTACATCGCGGTCATGCTCGAAGGGAGCTACTACCGATGCCACCGACTCGCATGGTTGCATTTTTACGGCGTCTGGCCCAGCTGTGAAATTGATCACGCGAATCGGGTAAGGAGTGACAACCGCATAGCCAACCTGCGCGAAGTCTCAAGTTCACAGAACAAGCAAAACACACCTCGGCAGAAAAACAATACCAGCGGTTTTAGAGGTGTTGGCTGGCACAAGCGCGACAGCCGCTGGCAGGCCAAGATCGCGCTCCATGGGAAGAGGCGCTTCCTTGGTCTTTTTGACAGCCCTGAAGAGGCCAGCGCAGCCTACGAAGCAGCCGCCGCAGAGCTGCACACTCACCGGCCAACCGCAGGCCGTGCGCGGCTGGAGGGCAAGCCATGAGCCGCCGCGCTCGCACGCGCAGAGACAAGCGCGCACCCTGGCAGGACCAGGACAACAACAACCAAGCCGCCTACGGGCGGTTTTCTTTTGGGGGGTCGCCATGAACATCGTTCTCACCGGTGAAGAACTGACGGGCGTCACCGGCTACCGCACGCCCAAGCGGCAGCTTGAAGAACTGCACCGGCAGGGCTTCTACCGCGCCCGCATAGCAGCCACTGGCAATGTGATCTTGGAGCGCGCACACTATGACGCCGTTTGCGCGGGCGCGAAACCAGCGAAGGAGCCAATCGTGAGAAATCCGTTCACACCCAAGTTGAGACTGGCATGAGCACGCGCCGCGATCTGCCGCCGCGTGTGTACCGCAAGCACGGCGCGTTCTGGCATGTCGCGGCCCAAGGGCCAAAACGCATCTGGACGCGGCTGTGCCCCATTGCGGACGGCATGCCGGCCATGTACCGGGCGCTTGCCGAAATTGAGACGGCAGAAATACATGCCGACACCATGCCAAAAATGATCGCGGATTGGCTGCGTGACGTGGGCAGTCGGCACAGCGAACGAACGAAGGCCAACGACGCCTACCAGACGCGGGCCATTGCAAAAGCATTTGCCGAGTTTCGCGCCTGCGACATTCGCCCGCCGCACATCGTGGACTTTCTCAAGCTCCTGCGGGACAAGCCCCGGACGTACAACGCCTACCGGGCCATGCTGCGCGAGCTGATGCGGTACGCGGAGGAACGGGGATTGCGTGAGCCGGGGTCGAACCCGGTGGACAGCCTGCGCACCATGACAACCAAGGCCAGGCGCCGGTACATCACCGACTCGGAGCTACGCCGGATCAAGGTGGGGATCTGCTACGGCAAGGACGGCAAACGGACGCCCAGCGGGCCCATGATCTGCTGCCTTGTGGAGATGGCCTACCTCACCGGCCAGCGCGCCAGTGACCTCCTGCGCATGGAGTGGGCAGAGATCGGCAAGGTTGGCATTCTGTTTCAGCCAGGCAAGACGCTGGAATCGACGGGGGTGGAGGTGCTGATCGGATGGACGCCACGGCTTGAAAGGCTGGTGGCCAGGCTCAAAGCCTTCCAGAACGCGAACCTTCGCCACGTCTTTTGCAAGCAGGACGGCCAGCGGTACACCTACAGCGGGGCATCAACCGCGTGGAAGCGCGGCACCCAGCGGGCGGGGATACCCAATACCCAGTTCCGGGACTTGAGAGCCAAAGCCCTGACAGACGTGGACGAGCGCAGCGGCATCATCGCCGCGCAAAGGATGGGCGCCCACAGCACCCAGGCGCAGACTGCGGCCTACATTCGCAACAAGAAGGCGATCAAGTCCACGGCCACCCGTTAAACGCCTATCGAACGCTGCTTTAACCGGCGCAAAAGGCGTCCGGGTTGAAGGCGCAGTTATACATATGGAGGTGAAATGAAACAGCCAATTAAGACGCCGCCTATCGCCACATGCGCACGGTGCGGAGCAGACGCGAAATGCATTGACTGGGATTTCCGCGATAGGTGGCGGGTAATGTGCAACAACAACCACACTTCGACCAACGAATGTGCCACGAATCACCGCGCAATATGCATCTGGAACAACGCGCAAACGAAGATGCGTAACGCAGAGGCGATTGGCTAGTCCACTCGACCGCCCTACTCGGATAGCACAGGCCGTTAGACACCTGTCTAACAGAAAGCGAAAAGGGCTCCTAACTTGATAGCTAGGAGCCCTTACGTACATTGGTCGGAGCGGCGGGATTCGAACTCGCGACCCTCTGCTCCCAAAGCAGCAATGCAGCCTTTTAAAATCAACAGCTTAGGCCACTTTTGTCTAACGGCGTAGGGCTGTTTTGTGGCTATTTTCTATAGCTACGGCAAAACGCGGTTAGACAGATTTTACTGGCGTCCGCCCGTGCGGCCACCCCTACTCCGACACCGCAAACCGCCCAGCATCCATTGCATCGCGCCGGTTCTTGGGCAGGTAGATGCCGCCCTCGGATTGGTCGATGCGCTTGTTCCGGTTTCGCACGCTCTGCAGCACGTTCAGTGGGGTGATGCGCCGGGTCGGGTTCTTCTCGTTGAAGCGCTGGATCTCCTTCATGGCTTCTGCCCGAGCCTCGGCATCCTTGGCCATCGTGGCGCGGGCGGCCTTGGTCAGCAGTTCCTGGCGGCGCTCGCCCAAAGCACGGTCCTGCTGGTAGATCGCGCTCTTGCCCTCAGTGGCGTTACGCACTTCCGAGGGCGAGAAGCCCAGGAACTGACCCGCCACTCCAGCCAAGCTCACCTCATCCTGGATGACCACCCCGGTTTTGTCTTGCACGCCCTCGGCCTCGTAGCGAATCGCCTTGATTGGGCTGCGCAGTGCCGCAGGCATCATAGATTCCAAACCGCGCGCATATTGCCCCTGGGACATATCCTGCAGGCCCTTGAGCACGTTGATGCCGATACCAGCCACAGGACCCAGCGCTGCAGCCATGGCCGCTTCACCAAGCCGCTGCCCTTCCAGCCCCTCCTGCACGTCCGGGAAGATCAGCTTGTCCAACCCCACCCGGCCGGAAATGTCCCACGGCGTCAGGCGCGACAGGCCATGCGCCAGCACTTCTGCCGGCTTCTGGCCCAGGGCATCGGCCAACATGTTCTGCAGCGCCACCTTGGCATCCCATGGCTCGTCATCATCCCCGCCGATCATCGAAGCTGCCGCAAGCAAGGTCGTCACCATCGGCAGGCCCAGCACACCAGCCGCTGCTGCATGGGTGGCCAGCAACCCGCCCAGCGCCTTGCGCGCCTGTGCACGGACTTCTGGCGATTCGCCCTTGATGGCCTGCTGCGCATTGCGCGCCAGGGTGTAGACCATGTTCTGGCCGTACTGCTTGAACAGCAGCAGCACCTTGGCCACGTTGCCCTGCATGATGCGCGGGCGGTTGCTGTTGCCAGTAACGAACACTGCGCCGTTGCGGCGGGCGATCCAGGTGCCGTGCTCTGTTGTCGGGCACCACACCAATGGCTCGACGCGCCGGATTTGCTCCAGCGGGCGAACGTGACTGCGGGCGCCGGTATCATCTGGCACAACATAAAGATGGGCCATTCCATCGCTGTTGATCGGGCTCAACGTTGCCCGCATGCCGCACATGGTTGCCATTGCCTGCAGAAGATCGAGGTTGGCTCCATTCTTCTGACCAACGGCCCAAGCACGCCCAGTTTCGTACTGTGTGCCATCCCCCTTCAGGAATGCCATCAGGAAGGCGCGCATTTCTGAGGTTGACATAGATGCAACCAAATCTGGCGTCAGCACCTTTTCAGGTAGGCACTCTTGAATACGACGCCCCAGCGAACGACGCAATACAAAAGTTGTCAGCACATCACGGCTGCGCTCGTAGGTGTACTCCTTGAACTCGCCTCCAAGGCGCTCAAGAATGCCCCTGATTTCGGCAACGTATTCTGGGTTGTGGGTGACACTTTGTCCGATTCGAACATCCGTGGCCGCCGTTGTCTTGCGGTACTTTGAGTACCAGCCCTCGGCGGCAATCCACCCAAGCAGCGATGCAAAATCTTCGCCATAGATGCCACCTTGCTCGTCCAGCGGCGCAAGCGGCGTGCGCAGGATGAAGTGGTGGTTTTTGAGGGAGTCGGCGCGAACCTTGCGCACGCCCTGCCACTTCTTGTCACGGCTGCTGTAGTTCTGAATTACAGCATCATGGTTCGGCGTCAACACCATGCTGAATCGGTTGGACGATTTGAACTCAATGACCTCCCGGTCGCCTTCATAGACATTGACCGCCAGCACCTTGCTGTGCACTGCGCGGCCTGATGCGTCGGTTGCGATGGCCACGTCACCAACCTGCAGATCCGCACGCTTTTTCCATCCCGTTGTTGTGAGAATTTCGGTGGCATCGTCCACACAGGCCCCGTAGTCGAAATGCCCGTCGTAGGTCGCCTTGGTCGCCTGCTCGAAAGCCGCCTTGTTGTCGGCTCCAGCCTCGCGCGCCAGCCGGTAGGCGGCCACAAACGTCACCTGCCGGTTGAACCGCTCGGCGTGGTGGAACATGAACGATGCCCAGCGCATCACCGGGCGGATCTTCCACATCACCCCCGCGTCCTCGCCTTGGGCAATCCCGGCCAGGTCGTGCGCCATGGTCACGTCGATGGTGCCTGCGCGCACCGCCTCGTCATAGGCCGCCCGCTCGTCCGCATTGAGCGAACCCGTGATGTCGTTCTTGCCCTTTGCCGCTTCGGCACTGGCCTTGAGCAGTGCTGCACTGGCCTTGCCAAACCCCCACTTGGCGCCCATGATCGGGTACGCCACCAGCGCCGTCTGGCTCAGGTTGACCATGGCCGAAGCGGGAGACAGGCCCAGGTGGAACACAAACCCCAGGCTGGTCAGCGCCGTGGACAGCGCATTGCTCTTGGGGTTCATCAGCGACTCATGGCGCTTGTTCATCTCGTCGACCACGCGCTGGGCGCTGTTCTGGTCGAAGTCCTCCACCTCGCGCCAGTCGTCCACATGCTTTTGCATGGAGCTCAACTCGTCCTGCATCAGGTCCGAGTAGCGCAGCTTGGCCAGATACCGGGCCCCGTGGAACATGTTCTGCGCGAACGCACGGCGTGCGTCCTGGCTGAACCCCGGCGTGCCCTTGCGGTGAATGCCGTGCTTGGCCCAGCTCAGGTCAGGCAGGCTCGACAGGTACAACTGGCCCAGCGTGTCCTCCAGCTCGGCGCGCTGCACAGCGTCCATGTCCTGCTTGTCCAGCACCTGGTACAACTCGGTCATGAACCCCCGGCCCACCGCATCGCGGTCGGCAATGAAATCCTTGGACAGCATCACCCGGCCCACGGTAAAGCCCTTGTCGCGCGGGAAGGCCGACAGCAGGTTGTTGCGCAGCGCCTCGGCCTCGGCCTTGGTTTCTGCCCGGCTCACGCTCTCCACCTTGCCATCCGGCCCCTTCACCGTCACCGCATACTGCCCGAAGCGCGCCAGCGGGAAATACACCCCCTTCACGGCCGCGAAAAACTCGTCGTCCATCTGCTTGAGCAGTGCCGCCTTGCGCTCGCCTTTGATTTCGCTGCGCTCGATCCGCTCCTTGATGGCGCTGCGCACCTGGGAATGGTGGGCCTTGTAGGCATCGCGGGTGTCGCGGTACACCGCCTTGGCCTCATCGCTCAACAGCTTGAATTTGCGCTCCAACATCAGGAACTTGCCCTTGTCGTCCCCGTCCGCAAAGGGCTTGTCCGGGTCGATCTGCGCAAGCGTGGCATCGTGCATCAGGTCGGCCAGCTTGGATTCGTCGTCCAGCTTGGCCCAGCGCGTCACCAGCTGGTCAGCCTCGGCCCCGCCCTCGTTCTTGTCGGCCTCCATCTGCTGCACCAACCGGTTGTACTCGGTCAGCGGCAACAGGTCGCCATAGATGTCCACGATCTGGCGGCGGCCCAACGCCTGCAGGCCAATGCCCAGGTAGTCGGTCAGCTTGAAGCCAGCGCGCTGCTTGACGTTGGTGACGGTGACGGACTTGATCGCCTCGCCCGCCTTGCTGGCCATGCCGGCCACGGCTGCGCGGCTGAACCGAATGTCAGGGTTGGCCGGGTCGAACTGGCCATTGTTGCCGGTGGCGGATTTAATCTGCGTGGGGTCAACAGCCACAGCCAAAATCTTGCCTCCAACCTCAAACAGAACCCCGTCATGCGAATTGGTTTTGGACGGCTTTGAGTCTTTGTCGATGTACCAGCCATCCTGCACGTTTCCAAGCAACATGACCTGGATGTCGTCGCGCATTTCATCAAACAAGTTGATGGGGTCGTCAAAGCGCTCTGACAAATCGGTTTCGCCCGTGAATTCCTCCAGGGCTTGAATGGTTACAGGCCGCTGAATGCTCAAATACACTGGCATCACATTGCCGCCTTCATGGCGCTGCATTGTGGGACCATTGGATTCCGCGTAGCCTGACGCTTCGCGCGCATCACTCGTAAAGAAGAAGCCCTCAGTGTCAGCGCCCCAGGTGGAGCCAATCTTCCCGGCATCAAATACGCTGATGTCGGCTCCGGTCCCGTGATACACCACCAGCGGCTTGCCATCGGCGTCCACCGCCTTGGAGTCACCGAACCACTTGCGGAAGGCTGGTGTTTCGGTCTGGTCTTTGGTGCCCATGTAGGCAGCGCCGCCACTATCCGGCGCGGTGGGTTCATTCGGGAGTAGCCTGAGCAACTTCGCTTTCGCAGCATTGAGTCGCTTAACAACTGCTGGGTGACCAGGGCTTTTCTTTAGTCGTTCCGATTCTCGCTCAATGTTGTCCATTGAATCCATGATGTCGGCCAACTTTGAATCAATGGCATTAACAACATCGGCATCGGAATCGAGCAGAAGCATTGTTGGCTTGATTGACTCATATCCATCGCTGTCAACTCCAACCTTTTCGGCAAGAAAGACATGTGGGGTCGATCTACGGTCTTGCAGGCGCAAAAAACCATACTCAGAAAGCCTGAATGCAATATCAACCGGGTGCATGTCTCCTGTGATTTCTATCGCAGAAAGCCCTGAATGCGTCTCGCCTGAAACGAAGTCTCGACTTGCCTGCTTCCCGGATAAATCGCCGCTTGCAGATGGAGACCAGCGGATGTAAACACGACCATGTTTTTCGGCTAATGATTCGATCTGCGAAACAAACTCGATCCCGGCGTCAATGATGCGCTTTGCAGCGCCCGGTGTAGTGTCGTCGGCAGAGCGCCCGCCTTGTGTGTTGCCGACGACATCATTGTTCGTCATGGACTCGTTTTTACCACGGCTGAACGCCATCATCGCCCGGTCAATCGCCTGCTGCGCTGTCTCGTTGCTGCGCGTCACGTAGCCCCGCGCCGGGAGAATGTACGCCTGCACGATGTCCGCATCCGTCAGGCGCATGCCCTGGAATCCCGGCACGTTTGCGCGCAGCCAGTTGCGGATCGCAGCAATGGCGCGCTTCACAAAACCCAGCTCAGGCTTGGTTTGCGCCATCTCGGCCAGCACTTCTTCTGCGGCGTCCAGTCGCTGTTTGGCGCTCATCGCCGCCCAGATTTGCGCGTCCGATGCGGTTTTCTTGTCCAGGCCGCCCAGCGCATCGCTGTCAAACAGGCCGTACTCGCGCGCTTTTGCAACCACCTCCTTGCGGCGCATGGTGCCAATCTGCTGCAGGATGGAATCGAGGCCAATGCCGAAGGCGCCGCGCAGCCCGTAGTGCCCCAGCACCTCATGGAACAGCACTTCGGCAATCTGCTGCGGCCCCTTGAGCTGGTCGGACAGCAGGTACACCTTGCCCTTGTAGATGAAGCCGCGCGCCTCGCCCGTGGCGCCCTGGCTTTTCAGGGTCTGGTCATAGTCGCGCACTGCCTGCGGGATCTGCCGGTCCTGCATGTTGCGCGCCACGATGATCTCGGGGGCGCGGGTCCACTTGGCCTTGAGGCCGTCCACCAGGAGTTGGGTGGCTACGTTGCGGGCGTCGCTGTCGGTGGTGGCTGCGGCATTCCTTGCAAAAAGCACAGCCGGGAATCCGCGCGGCTTGTAGGTCAGGATGGTTCCTGGCGCGAAGTCCTTGGAGTATGAATTTGCAGGCGATACGAAAGGCCGCCCCATCACTCGATCAGCAATGGCTGCAAGCGATATTTCGGAGACAAAACCCGCATCCAGCAGCGACTGCACATCGCCGTGTCTCACGTTGGTGGCGGCCACGCCTGCACCAAGTTCATCGGCCAGTGCTCGGATTGGGCCAGACAAATCAGCAGCACTCACAGATCGCGCATCAACCTGGAGATTCCCCAATCCGTCTGCGCTTACTGGCCCGTATCCTTTTCGGTCATTGGCGCCGCGCAACTGCTTGTTGAGCACGTCGATTTTTTCACGTACTTCGGCGGATCGCTGTACGTTCCAATCTTCGGCGGGCAAAGGTTCGCGCCGGTGTGAATCGTTTCTGTAGCTCGCTGGTAGCAAACTGACAAATCGGTCGTACCAGGCGCGGGTGGTGGGCTGTTGGGCATTGGGCGATTTTGCGCCTGTTCTGCTGAACATGGCCACCCCTTTGTCCGTCTCCTTGGTCTTGATGGTGCTCGCAAGCTTGTCGAATGCGGCATTGATGCTGGCGCGCTCTTCACCGGCGGGGTAAGGGTTGCCCTTGTAGGCCCCGCCTGCGAAACGGTCTTCCTCGACCCCGTGCACCAGATAGTCTGACTTCGCGCCCATGGCAGTCACGCGGTCAAAAACCCAGCTCTCAAACGCACGGGCGAACATCTCGGTCGGGCGCGTCCAGTAACCATTCTCCGACTTGCCAGACAACGCCTGCGCCTGATTGGCGTAATCCGTGCGGCCACGGCCGGCGTACATCGTGCCCTCCGGGTCGCCGCGCAACTCGTTCAGCGCCTGCCGCTTGTTCTGCACCATGTTCTGGTACATCGCCTTCAAGTCAGCAACCTGCTCGCTCCGCGCCAGCGCTTCGGTGCGCTCCAGGTCCAGTTCAAGGCTGCGCACCATCTCGGCCTTGGTGATCTGCTTGCTGAACAGGGCGCGCATCACCTCATCAAACGCCGCTGCCATTTCTGGGCGCAGGTTGTCGAGGCGCATCTTGTTGACGGCCTTCCACTCATTTCCCACCCGCTCATGGCGCGTGCGCGGCACACCCAAGTATTGGTCTTCCGAATACCAGCCAGAGGCCCCCCGGGCTGCCGTCGTGTAGGCATCCGCCTTGTCCAGCTCGCCAAAGTAGTGATCCATGGCGTGCGCCCATTCATGGGCCATCGAGCCTCCGCCGCGAATCTTGGTCATGTTGATGACCAGCTTGCCGGGTTCGTAGTGGGCAGCAAACCGGCCACCGCCACGCGCACCAAAGGCCATGCCCAGCGTGCCGTTCAGGCTCATGGCCTTGGGCGGTACACCCATGATTTCGGCCAAATCCATCAAACCGTCATAGGCCATGTTCAGGATGCGCTGGCGCTCGTCCTGCGCTGACCACAGGCCAAATTCCACGCCCCTGAATCCCATGTCGCGCACAAAATCCTCTGACGTCACATCGCGGTCGATGCGCTGGGGAAGGTTCTCGCGCTTGAGCTCGTCCAGATTCGGGCGCACAGGCTCGGGCTTGCCGTCCTTCTTGCCCTTCATGTCGCGCTCGTACACCGTGGCTGCTGCCGCATCAGCATCTGCCTTTGTTGGTGCGAAGGCAACCGTCTTGTTGTCCTTTGTGGTCACGCGGTAGAACCCATCCAGGATCTGCTCACGGGTCAATGGTGTGCCGACTTCCGCTGAGCGCTCAATGTAGAGTTCGATGCCGCGCTCGGTGGCGCCCGGCCCACCTTCTTGGCGGCCCACCTTCAGGCGTGTTTTCCATGGCTCACCCTTGGCAGGGAATCCATCGGTCACCATCTTTTTGACCTTCATCAGGTCGCCGCCATCCAGAACAAACGGGTCGCTGCGGCCCTTGTACACAGAGAACAGCAACTCGCGCGCCGCAGTCTTGGCCTGCGGGTCCATCGTGTTCAGCCCGGCGCGATTGCGTATCTCCAGATAGGCCAACCTTACGGCTTCCGGCCCCTTGGCCTCAGTCAGCACGTCACGCACGATGCGCATCATCCGCACATACTGGCGCCGCCCCTCGGGGGTGTTCTTCTTCGGCTTGGCGGCCAGCCGGTCGTAGATAACCTTGGTCATTGCCGCCGACGCCGGCTCAGAGGCATCGGACAGTACCTCATAGTCTGGCTTCCAAACATTGGCCTTGGTTGCCAGCTCGGCGCCCTCGGCTTCGGTCATGGCGTCCAGGTCGTCCAGATTCAGGCCGCGCTCTTTCCAGCGGTCCTTGCGTGCCCCGCCGATTTTCTCGCCTGCGTCTTCGATGGGGGCGCTGGTTGTTGCGGGCGCTGCTGGTTTTTCGGTGGACTTTGGTGCTTCCGCCCCCTCCTCCACAAACCCATCCGCCACAGCCTTGGCCATGCCCACTTCCTCGGCCAGCTTCTTGGCTTGCTGCTTTTTGCCGCCTGTGGTTTGAGGCGCTTCCGAACTCGCAGCCGGCATGGACCCCTCGGCCATCTTGAGCGCTTCACTGAATGGCACGCGGCTTGTCAATGCGCTGTGCTGCTTGCCATCCTTGGTGATTTTGTAGTTGGCGCCAGAGCCATCAATACCACCGCGGACGATGGCGATGTACTCGGCACCGCCTGCCACTCGGGTAAGCCGCGCGACACGATCCCGCATGCCTGCGACAGTCGGCTCAGTGGTTACAACCCAATCCTTGCTGGGCGCAAATGGATCTGGCGGCAGGGCCCCAGTCTTGCGGAACGTCGACCACTCGGCTTGGCGGTCGCCCTTGGGCACCTTCACATCATCCAGGCTGACTCCCACCGCCTCGGCATAGTCGCGGGCGGCTTCAAAGTCGCCTTCCTCGATCATGTTGGTGATCGCGGTCATGTTGCCACCGCTGCCACCCTGCACGCCGTCGTTCTGCTCGGGCTTGGCGCGTTTCTGGCCGCCGTCCTTGAAGCCCTGAGACGCCATGACGTTCTTGCGGAACTCCAGCAGCCCGCGCACGGAATTGCGCACCTTGTACTTGCCGTCTCCCGGCACGTCAAAGGTGATGTACCCCGTTTCACTGTTCTTACCCAGCGGGCCGTTGCCCGTGTACCCGCTGATGGCGTCTTTCTCGCCCAGGCGCTTCACCGCCTCGTCGTAATCCATGCGGTCAGCGGCCTGCAGCAGCTCCTTATCAATCTCGGCCACCAGCCACTTGCGCATCTCGCTGGGCTTGGTGTCCTCATTGCGGGCCGCCTTCTTTAGCGAATCCGTCACCACGCCAGGGGTTGCCGCCTCGGCCTTCTCGCCTGGGTCCTGGTGGGTAACAGAGTCCGCCTGCGTCATGCGGGTCAGTTCTGTCTCCGCCTTGGCCAGCACCTCTGACAGCGCGCCGCGCTGGGTGCTGACGGTCAGTTGCTTGTCACCGTGGCGGATCTGCACCTCGTACTGCATGCCTTCCACCTGCGTGACCACGGCGAACGGCTGGCCGCCGCCCTGCTCCATGCGGTACATGGGCCGCTTGGTGTAGCCGTTGACGCTCTTGGTCCAGCCTTCTGGCAGGAAGTCGTCGGCAGGCGATTGCTCCGCAACATCCTGAGCCACAGCCTTGTTTGCGGCTTCGGCTGCGGCCTTGGCATCGCCCACCTTGAATGATGCGATCTGGGTATCGACCGCACCCACCAGCACGGTGACTTCCATGGAGCCAGCGTCAGGCGACAGCAGCGCGGTGTAGCGCTCGCCGTTCGCGCGCTTGGTCCAGATGGTGTCACCCTGGCCGGTTTCGCCAGCCCAGCCAGCGTCGCCCATGGCGGTCTGCAGCGTCGGAGATTCCGCGGCCTGCGGTGCAGCTGCGCGCTGCGCCTTCAGCTCCTGCGCATAGTCGTACTCGGTCTTGGTAATCTCGCGGAAAGGGCCTTTGGTGTCGCTGCCCTGGTACACGCGGTACTCAGGCTTCTCGTACTTACCTTCTTTCAGCCGGGCCTTGGCCTCGTTGCCAGCCTTCACCAGCGGCAAATTCTCATTGCTCACACCCAGGATGTACCCTGCGCGGCTGGCGCGGTCCACAGCTTCTTGGTCACGCTTTTTGGCTGCCGAGTCGTACACCATCTTGGCTTCGATGGCATAGCCGTTGTCCACCGCGGATGTGATGACGGCACGCTTGGTGCCAGGCCCGATCTTGGAGGGGCCATCGAGGATGGCGTCTTTACGGCGCTCCACCACGGTCTTGGGGCGGTTCACTGCCTTGCGGGCTTCCTCGGCATCCAGCCGCGCCTTGTCGGCTGCATCCTGCTCTTCCTTGGCTGCCCGCTGTTCTGCATCGCGCTTTGCCTCACGCTCGGCTGCAGCCTTGGCCTGCTCGATGGTGTCGTGCAGCGAGTCGCCGCCGATGGCACGCTCACCAGCCGCACGTCGGCGCTGGTTGTCGGGCGACTCAGCCGCCCACATGGATTTCACCTCGTCACCCACCTTGATCTTGGTGGGATAGATGCGGGTGCCGTTGTAGATGGTTTCTTGGGCTGGAGGCGCATCCTGCTGTGGCAATTCAAGCACATATCCCATGCGCCGATCTTCGCCAGGGTTGTAGCCGGCGAAAGTGTTGCGCTGGTCTGCCAATTCTGCTGGCGTTGCTTTGCGAACGACTGCCTTGCCAGCCAACTGCTTTGACCGGGCCATAGCGTCTGCCGTTGCCTTGTTCGGCACCACTATTGGCATTCCAGTCCGCGGGTCGGAGAACAGTGGCTTTGGGGTTTCTGCTACACCTTTTGTAGCTTCTCGCGCTTGCGCAACGGGCGCTGCGGCCTGATTTTGCAGCGCATCCAGCGGCGCATCTACGGCTGGCGCTGTAGGGCCTGCAACATCCCCTGCAGGCGCTCCAGTCGCTCCAGGTCGTCCATCCAGGGCGTCCAGCATGTCGCCCCCGGCCCCGGTGGCGGCTGGTTCTCCAGCAGCTGGATCTCCTGGCGTAGGTACTGCTCCTGCTGCTTTGGCGTCATCCCCTGCATCTGCTTCAAGTCGCCGTCCACCATCAAATGCCCCCTGTTGTGCGAGAGGGATGGTAGGCGCATCCTTCACGATGCTGCGTGGAATTTCCTCACCAGCCACCACCTCGCCGTTTTTGCGCACGGTCGGGATGCGGTCGGCGTTGCTGTAAAGGTCGCTCTGGCGCACACGGTGGGTGCGGCCGTAGTTGTCCTGGACCTCGACAATGGGGGTTGCGCCAGGGGTTGCGGTGGGGGTTGCGCCACCTACCCCAGCGACAGCTTGCGGCGCTTGCTTGGAGTTGACAATCTCTTGCAGCGCGGAGGCTGCGTCTAGGGCTTGCTTCTTGCTGGCTTCAAGGTCGCTCTTGATCTTCCCGTACTTCGGTGATGATTGCGGTACTCCAGGGGTCGTGCCCATCGACTCCGCAGCACGCATGGCCCGGCTGGCCGCGTACTGCGCTAAGTCGGGACGATCGTTCTCCAGTGCGGTTTCAATGATTTGTGCGGCACTGTCAGCATCAAGCGTGGATGCGGTCACGGCGTCATGAACCGCCCGCTCGATATTCGTCTGACGGCGGCGGCCATTACCGTCCATCCAGTCGTTCTCAATGGCTGAAGTCGTTGCGTCCCGCTCCTTGATCAAGGCATCTTCCAGTTGATCGCTTAACCCAGCGGCTTCCACCGCTCCGGCTCCCTCTGCGGGTACTCCGGCGGCTGGGCCTGCGGGCTGTGCTCCCACAGCTTGCGGCGCTTGGCCTGGCTGGCTGATAGCTGGGGCTGCTTGAGGTACTTCGGGTGCTTGCGGTACGTCTTGGACATTCACGGGCTCCTGCGGGCGAACGACAAAACCACCCTCCACGGGCACCACGGCGCCGGGGGTCTGCTTTGCCGCGCGGTCGGCGGCCATGCGCGTTTTGAACGGCAGGCCGACTGGGTTCAATATGTCGGTGGGCGCGGGCACTGCTGCGCCCTGAGCGGCGGCACGCGCCAGGCGGTCGGCCACCGGGTCGGTCTGGGCGGGCGCCTCGGCCGCAGCCTGGGCAATCCGCTGGTCAGGGGTCTTGCCCTGCTCCACCACCATGCGGCGCTGCACGTCGGCGGGCGTGATCCGGCCAGCGTCGAAGTCGCGCACGTAGGCGCGGGCAGCTGGCGTGTTCACCGTACGCAGGTTGCCCACGAAGTTTTCCACCGGGTCGGTCGGCAAGCTCAGGTCCACCGGTGCGGTGCTTGTGCGCTGGGCGCGCTCCACCGGGGCGGCATCTGCCTGCTGCATGCGGGCAATCGTTTCGTTCAGCCGGGCCTCGCCCTGGGCGGCCATGTCTGGCGTCACCCAATTGGGCGGGACCAGCACGAAGCCACCTGCAGGATGCTCGGCCACAGCAAAATCCAGCCCACGATTGCGGGCTTCGTCCAGCATTCGCGCTGCATCGCTGGCGGGCATCGGGGGGCGGCGCTCGGCCACATTGGCCACGTTCGTGATGCTGTTGGCCTGCGCGTCGCGACCCATGCCCAGTGCACCCATCAGCGGGTCGGCGTTGCCAGCCAGCCCACCACCGCCCAGCATGGCGCCCATGTCGGTATCGGTCAGGCGCTCACCCAGCACTGGGGGCGGCGCGTTCTCGGTCAGCAGGCGGTCCAGCAATTTGCGGTTGTACTGCTGCACGCCCTTGGCCACGTCCGTGCGGTTCACCACAGCATAGGCGCGCAGGGCGTCTTGGCGGGCGCCATCGGGCAGGGCCAGGATCTGGTCGCGCACCGGGTCATCCACGGGTTCGGGCATGGGCTCGGCGGTCGCCTGCTCATCCACCAGCGGCGCACCGGCTTCGATGGCCTGGGCCTTGGCCTCCGTCGCCGCGTTGGACGCGCGGGTCATGGGGCCAGACTCGGGCACGGTTTCGGTGGCGCGGATGGTGTCTGCGGCTTCCTTGGCGGGGTCGATTCCTGGCGCAGTAGCAACGGCGGGTTTGGGGATGCCTGCGACCGCACCCATGGGCGCCGCTGCAGCGCCTTCCAGCGTGGCGTTGGCGATCACCCCGCTCATGGGGTCCACGTCGAAGCCTTGGCGGTTCAGCGCGGTGTTGGTGGCAAACTTCTCCTGCCCGCCCTGCAGCATTTCCGTGCCGGTTTCTGCCAGCGTGGAAGTTGCCACCCGCCCAAGCATGCCAGGCCCAGCCTTGCTCGCGCCGTGCAACACCTTGCCCAGCGCACGCTCGGCGCCCAGCACAGAGCCCATGCCCAGCACGCCGCCAATGGCCATCTGGTCGGTGTTGGCGCCACCGTAGGCTGCGGCTTCCTGCGCCTTTGCTTCGGCCTGTTCAGGCGCGGCGCCAGTCTCCAGCCATTTGCGCTTTGTCTCGTCGTAGATTTGGCCCTTCACCGCGCCAACGCCCTGCCCCGCGCCCATGGCCACGCCCGCGCCCATGCGCGTAGCCACAGCGGCCGGGCCAGCGCCGGGAATCAACATGGTGGCCATGGTTGGCAGCGAAGTGCCAAGCGCATTGGCCGCCAGGCCTACAGGGTCCACGCCTGCAGCCTTCAAGCCCGCAATGATCTGATCGCCCCAGCCCTTGCCCTCGGCCTCCTGCATGATCTGGGCAATCTTCTGCTTGTCGTTCTGCGCCGTGGCGCTCAGCAAGCCATCCAGTGCCTGGTTCACATCGCTCAGGCCACTGGATACCGCGTTGTTGGCGCCAAAGATGTCGGACATCATCTTGACACCCGTCACGGCGCCCTGGCCGAACTGCACAGCGGTGTCGCCAATGCGACGCAGCATGCCGGGGGCTTCCGGAGCTTCCGCCTCGGCCACAACGGGCGAATCGTCGTAGAACCGCGCGCCGGTCAATTGGCTTCGATCAACATCCACATACTCAAAACGCGGCTTGGTGGCGGCGATCTGTCCCACCTTGGGTTTTGTTGCCATGCTTGTCTTTCAGCGGTTGGTTATTTCTGGTACTGGCTGCGCAGCAGCTCCGTGTACCGCGCTTCGGCTTCTCGTTCGCGGGCTTCCGACGTGGGGGTGCGCTGCGAAAACCACGAAGGCTTCGCTGCCTGCCATGCCTGGTAGGCGTCCTGCAGCTCTTGAGCCTTGCTCTTTGGAGGGGGTGCGCTCATCGTGGCCAGGACCTGTTTGGGCATGGGGTTGCCCGCAGTGCCTCGCGCTTCTTGTGCCTGTGCTGGCTTCTGCCCTGGCGGCTGTTGTCGCTCTTGCTGTGTTACCTCGCCAACCACAACCGGCCGCCCATTGACGGAAACCGTCTCGTACATCTGGCCCGTTTGCGCATCACGAATCGTGCGCAGATTCTTCGGGTCGCGCGCCAATTCCATTGCTTGGGTGATTTGTGGCGCAGAAAGCAGCGTGCCAAATGCAGCATTCGCGGAAAACATCGCATCCGCCCGTGCCAGCGTCCTGGCGTTCCCGGCCTGAATATCCTTGGCCTCCTGCGGCGTCGCGGCCGTATCGGCGCTGGGCAGCAGCTTGCCAAAATCCCCCAGCACCTCGCGCCGCTCCTTCCACCCAGCCGCACCAGCCCCTGACGAACCCGCGCCCCCGGAGCCACCGCCACCATTTGCCCGCGCTTCCAGCGCCCCAAGGCGCCGCTCGGCAATATCCGCCTGGCGCTCGGCCACGGTAGTCTTGCGCGCATCAATGTTGTTCTTGAACTCGTTTTGACTCCAGCTATACAGAGCCATCGGGTCATTGAAAGAATTGAGCACAGACAAAAGCTGCCCCGTGTCCTTCATGGTGTAGGCGGGCAAGGCTCGCCCGTCCATACTTTCGCGCTGGATCACCAGCTCACCACCAGCCCCGCGCTTCACGTCGGTAACGCGCGCGCCATCGGGAACGAACTCGTTGTAAAAGCTCTTGACGGCATCCAGGTCGCCAGAGGCCAACGCAGCCGCAGTGCGGCCCAGTGCCTCCTTGCGTTGCGCCCCCTGCAGTTGAATCTTCACCAGCGACTGGGCAGCGTAGTCCTTCAGCACCTGCCCGGCCTGGTCAATCTTCCCGGCGCCTGTCAGTTGGGCTGCACGGTACTGGCTGGCAGCCAAGTGGTCATCCACGGTGGGCGCACGCTCGGTTCCGTCAGGGTTCTTCAATCGCCCTTTGAACCATTCGCCCACCTGCCCATCGAGCTTTTCTGCAAACGCCTTGTCAGCTTCGGCCTTTTTGGCGGTTGTATCCTCGCGCTCCCATCGCTTGTCGTCCCGCTCGCCCTGCTTCACCTCGCGCTGCAGGCGCATGCCCTGAATGGGGTCGCTCTTGGAAATCACATCGGCCATGGCCTTGAACTTGGCGCTGCTCACTTGATCTGGCGTCATCGTGCCAGGCGTGCGATTGCCAAGAAGCTCGGTCATGGGCACAGCCGTGGCAATCTGTTTTGGCTGGGCTGGGCCCATCTCATCTTCGCCAAGTTTTGGCGTGGCCATGTACGCCTTGGCTCCTACGTCGTAGCCGATGTGTTGCGTGGGATCGGCAGCCGCTGCCTGCACCTTGGCGCTTGCATCGTCACTCAAAAAGTCTGCGTTCACCGGCTGGGCTTTGGAGATTTCATCCAACTCACGGCGTTGCTGCGCATCACGGTAGGTATCAATCAGGCCCTGCGCGAACTTCTGGCCCGCTAAAAACTGTGCCCCAAAGCTCATGGCGTTTCTCCGATCTTCGTCATTTCGATACCCAGGGCGCCATAGTCCACAGACATGAAGCCTTCCTCATTGGTGTGCACCGCCGATGGCATCACCTCGCGCACCTCGTCGGCCATCACGCCACGCCAACGCTGATACGGCGTGACCTTGTAGGCAAACTCGTAGAGGTTCAGGCCGGTGCGCTCGTCGCGGCCCACCAACTCGATGTTTTGTTTCAGACGGGGGTCTGACTTCAAAATGGTGGCCGCACCAAGCTGCGCTCCAGCCCCCAACAGCGCCCCCATTGGGTTTGCATTTGCCGCAGCGTTGTCTGCGCCGTTTTTGTACGAGCCCATGGCACCGTACATGCCAGCGGCGTTCTGCCCCATCTGCCCCGCCATCGTCCCGGCCGCTCCGTAGCCGCTGTTCATGCCAGCCAGGCCTTGATTGGCGATGGCCGTACCCGATGCGCCGTACCCTGCCCCGGCCCCGGTGGCCTGCATGCCCATGGCTGGGTATCCTGCCAGTGCATTCGTTGCACGGTCGGTCAGTGCGTAGCCCTCCGTTCGTGCCCGGTCCCGTGCGCCAGAGCCTGCAGCGGCCAGTGCGGTCGCCTTGGCAATCGCCGTCTGGTTGCCCATGGCCATCGCTTTGCCACTCGATGGGTTTACTCCCATGCGTGCCATGGACCGCGCCTGCTGGCCTTCGGCGCTGGCAAACCCCTGGTTGACATCGGCCATGGCCTTGCCAGCCAGCTCGTTGGCCTTGTCCTCGGTGTTGAAGGAGCGCGCATCCTGGGCCAGCGTGTCCTGCATGGTGGTCAGCGATCCACGGCGATCCAGCATCCACGTCCGATCCTGCTGGGATTGGTCGTAGGCGGTGCGCGCAGTGTCCAGGCCGAACTGCAGCTGCTCTTTTTGCAGTGGCTGGATTTCCTCAGACTGCTGCATGACGCGCTGAATTGCGCTGTCCTGAATGCCCATTGAGCGGATCTGCGCCTCGACAAGGCGCGGGTCTGGCGCGGGCGCGTTGCTTGATTTGGACCCCATGGTCAGTTCTCCAGAAAGCGGCAGTTCTCACGCCACATGACATACAAAATCACATTGCCACCATCGGGTGCAGCGCCAACAAGGTGGGCTTCTTCCTGGTAGCCAAAGTGCTCATTGAGGCGCCGGGCCTCGGTGTTGCCCGCGTTCACGTAGCCGCTGAGTCGCTTGACCCCGCACACATTGAATGGATAGGCGAACCCCGCGCGCAAAAAGTCGCGGGTCATCCAGCGCTTGCCGGGCAAGCCAGCCAGATGCACCCATATGTTTTGCCCGTTGAAGCCCTCGTAGATGGCTGCGGCCACCAACTCCCCGTGCTTGCGCAGCCCAATGCAGCGCATGCCATCGCTTCGGGCAAGGCCAGGAATCAAGGCCTGCACAAATGGCAGCACCAGGTCCAGGTCGTAGTCAAAGGCTTGGGATGGAACGGACACAGCTTCCCCGTGAAAGATCCACTGCGGACCTGCCGCCTACTGTCGGAGAGGAATCTTCGGAGTCAACGTAGCCGCCGCATCGCGGAAGGGCCGGTTCATAATTGGCGACACCAACCAACTACAGGAGATTGCCATGAGGATGTGTGCAACTTTGACGGCTGCGACGGCCGCTTTGCTTATTGCAGGCTGCGCCAGTCAACATGCCGTGGTCGCATCCACCCCGCGATCCATCGAGATCAGGGGCACCGCATGGAATGCCCAGGACTCCCAGAAGGCATTTGCGATGGCAGAGGCAGAGTGCGCAAAGCACGGGCGTCACGCATCGCTTATAAAGGATGGCGGGTCGAAGCCGAATGCGTGGTGGAATTTCGACTGCGTACAGTAACCACTACCCCGGCGCCACCGGCCACACAACGCCGAACGGGTCGGCCTGCACGGTAATATCCCGCAGTGCCTGCCGGTATGCAGTCCACGCGGCGCGCGTGCCCGGTGGAATATCCGGCAGCTGCGTCCAGTCCGAAGCCCGTAGCATGGCGTCCCGCTCGGCACGCACCGTCGCCCATGCTGGCATGCTTGGTGCCTACCACACCACAGCATCCACCTCGGCCGGCGTGGTCGCCGCCTCGATCTGTGAGCGCAGCGTTCTTGCCTTGGCGTGCTGGGTGGCAACGTGCATCCCGAGCGCTGCCCCAACGTTGGCCAGGTCGGCAGCGCTCAGGTTTCGTACCGAGTTGTTGGCCAGGGTCCAGTCGATGGTAAAACCTGGTGCCGTGGCGGCCAGCTGCACCGCCCCCTGGATACGCGACTGGCTGATCGCATCGCTGTCGAACGGTGAGCCATCCCAGGTGAACCCACCGAACTCGGCGCTGCTGCGGGCCTGCTTGATGATCGCCCACTTCGCCAACTTGATGTCGTTGAGTGTGCGTGGGTCATACCATTGTTTTGTGGTGTAGTCGAATACGTGATATTCATCCGGCTGCGCTGGTTTAACTTTCCACTGCGATAGTTCGGAGTCCCACCAGTCGCCTTCGGGTGGACCTTGAACTGTTGCCCACCCTTCACAATTACGATTTACAGTTTCCGCATGGCCACTATATGTGCCGCTCGGTACACCGTTGGCGTCGATCCTGGTTAATACTATATTTATCATCGTTTGGTCTCTAATATTACAAGTGCTCCACCAGAGGCGCTATTATTGTAGTACCCAAGCGCGCTTGTTGCGTATATTTGTAGTGATACAGTGTGCCAGCCTGCGGATAATCCAGTTATTAAAATCGGTGGGATGGCCAGCGATCCGCCAAAAGCAGACAATCCTGCCCCATCTCCATAACTTTCACTATTTACAAGCACCTGTGTGGTTGAACGAACGTCCCAGCCATCGACCACTGTTCTAACTATAACTGACATCGCGGTGACGTTAGCCATTCCCATCAATGAGTGCACTCCTGCAAAAAGCAGAGCTGGTGCACCTGTTGATGAAAACCCAAGGGAGCACAACTCAACGGGCGTGTATGCACCAAGTCCGTTAAATGAAACTGTCCCGCCAAATGATGCGACTGATGAAGTAACCGCATTCCCTGCAACGTTCAACGTATTAATAACGTTGGCCTGGTGGACTGTCATCGTCCCGTTAATGACATTGAATCCGGGCGTATGAATGTTTCCGTTGGCCTCAATCTGCAAATATCTCCCAAGGTTTGCATTACCGAGGAGCAAACCATTTGGCCCAAGGTGAAAGCCGCCCCCTCCGTCTGTTGGCCAGGCGTACCCAATAAACGAGCCGCCGTTCAACCCGTTCCCGTTGATTTTTACTCCACCGATTGTTCCGGTATTGCTGTAGATATTTCCTGTAAACGAGCCACTGCTCGCATATACAGCGCCTGAGAATGTTCCAGAGGTAGCGTTCACGGTCCCGGTGAATGAGCCAGAGCTGGCATAAACAGTGCCGGAAAAAACCCCTGTGTTGGCATACACCGCGCCTCGCACGGTGACGTTGTTGAACTCGGCGGCCCCCGTCGCCCACACTGCAAAACCTTGCGATCCAGAAACGTAGTTACTGGAACTGATGTAACTGCCAACTTTCAGCGATCCTGCGTCGAGCTTGCTGACCGAGAGGTTGGCGATCTTGGCATCGTCCACAGCCAGGTTGGCGATCTTCGCATTGGTGATCGTGCCGTTCTTGACAAACAGATCGTTGGCATACACACCGGCCGGCACCGCCACTCCGTTAACCGTGGTGGGCGTAGCCTGAACCACGAACGGCAGCACCGGGGCGTTGAGCACCCAGCTTGATCCGCTGCGGTAACGAGTGACGTTGGGAATCACCGATGTGTCGAGCCACACGAAACCATCGTACAGGTTGGCCGACGGTGCGGTTGCGCTGGCCACAGCTGGCGGGGAAACAAAGAACGCATTGGCGCGCACCCCGAACGAACTGGTCGGCGCGGCATTGTTGGCGGTGCTGGCCAGGCCGTAACCGCTGATCAGTCCGGCGACATCCACCTTGACGGTGTACTTGGCGTACAGCTCACCTGTTTGCGTTGCGCGCGTACTGGCCTCGGTGGACAGTGCTGCGCTGAGGGCCGTGGTGTCGTCGGCACCCGTTGCCACCTGGCTCTGTAGCGTGGTTATGGCTGTGGCTTGCGCGGTCAGGGTGTTCCCTTGCGAGGTCACAGTGGACGCGAGGGCCGACAGTGCACTAGCGGCGGCATTGGCTGTTGTCTGCGCCGCCGTTACATTGCCGTTGGTGACACTCAGGCTATTGGACAACGAGGTGATGCTTCCCGACTGGCTGGTCAGGGTGTCACCCTGCGAGGTGTTCACCCCCTCGGCTGCGGTCACGCGGCTCGTCAGGTCGCTCAAAGCGCTGGCGCTGGCCTTGGTGTTGACCGTGCTCGTCAGCGTGTTCAGGCTGTTGGTGAGCGTCGTGATGTTGCTGCTCTGGGTCGAGTTCACCCCCTCGGCCGCTGTTACACGGGTGTCCAGTGCCGTGACGGCGCTCGCGTCTGCCTTGGTGTCCAGTCCGGTCGTCAAGGTGCTCACGTTGTTGTTCAACGTGGTGATGCTGCTGCCTTGGCTGGTGTTGACGCCCTCGGCTGCCGTCACGCGGGTGGTCAGTGCATTCAGAGCCGTGGCATCGGCCTTGTCGTTCACCGTGCCGGTCAGCGTCGTGAGGCTGTTGTTCAGGCTGGTGATGCTCGCGCCCTGGCTGGTGTTCACGCCTTCAGCCGTACTCACGCGGGTTTCCAGTGCGCTCAGCGCCTCGCCGCTGGCCTTGCCCGCCACCTCGGCAGCCAGTGCCGTGCGCTCTGCCGCCTCTGCCGCATCCGCTGCAGCGGTCGCCAGTTCCAGGGCCGATAGCTGTGCGCTCGATGCGCCAGGGCTTGGGCGGCCAATGGCAGCCCAGTCCAGCTCGAAGTAGTTGGCAGCCGTGATGTCGGTGGACGCCTCAAACTGGATCTGTGCAATCGTCGCGCCAGTCCAGCCTGCGGGCATGTTGAACGTCAGCAGGCCGATGTTGTTGGCGTCATAGGTCGGCTCATCCTCCAGCAGCGACTTGGCGGTGTTCCAAGTTGAATCTGCCGTGGTGGTGAAGTAAAGCCGCCCAACCCAGGTGGGTGCGCCCACTTTGCGCACGCGCAGCCGCACCTGCGGGTATTTCGCACCCTCAATGCCAAGCGCAGCCGGTGACTGGAACATGCGCCCGGTCTGTGTTCCCGTGGTGGCCGTCATACGAAGCCAGCCATCCACCGCGGTGACTGCGGTGCTGGTGGTCAGGTTGGCCGACCACCCCTCAATCCCTGAATCAAAGTACCAGATGCTTTTGTAGTCGAACTGCTCGCCAGCGCCGGCCGAAAGCAGGGTGAGCTGCTGCGCCAGCGAGTCGGTGGCGGACACGCGGGCGATGCGCTCCTGGTACAGCAAACCACTGGTCAGGGCGTTCAGGTCTGTGCCAGTGCTGCCCCCGGTAATTTGAGCACGCAGCGTGTCCGCGCTGGTGGCAATGGCGCTATCGGCCTGCGCCTTGCTGTAGGCGTAGCTTTTGGCGCTCGCCAGTGTGCTGGTGTCAGCGGCTGCGAACTCGCTGCGCAGAGTCGCCAGTGTTGCCGCCGTGGCTGCGTCAATGGTGCTCTTGCTGTACGTGAAATTCTGCGCACTCGCCAGCGTCGCGGCATCGGCCGCCGTAAACGAGGCGGTGAGCTCGGTACCCTGCGCCGCAATGGCACCGTCCGTCTGCGCCTTGCTGTAGCTGTAGCTCTGCGCGCTGGCCAGGGTTGCGGCGTCCGCGCTGGCGAACTCGCTGCGCAGCAAGGTTTTCACGGCCGCGTCAGCGCTTTCCAGGTCGGCCAGCAGCTCGGCCTGCACGGCCAGTATCTCGTTGGTCCGGGCCTGTGATTCCGCCTGCACCGCCGTCGCCCGGGCCTGCTGCTCCTGGGTGATCGCGGTCGCCCGGGCTTGCGCCTCTGCCGCCACAGCGGCAGCGCGGTCCACCCCCTCCTGCACAATGGCGGCTGCGTTTTGCGATGTGGCGTCGGTCAGTCCGGCAATGGACGCGATGGGCGTTGCCAGGTCGGCGTAAAGCTGACTCTGTGTGATCTGCCCAGTCAGTGCGTCGAGCAGGGACGATACATCCTGGCCAGAAGTGACCACGAGGCCATTGGTTCCACCAGCCGGGGTCGGTGACTCCACACCGTCGCGCGTCACCCAGGTAATCCACAGGTGCCAGGTGGTCGCGGGGTTTGTCGGGTGGGCGAACACAGTCCCCTGGAACTCTGTCAGCACCGTGGCATCTGCGAACACTGGCAGGTCACCGGTCGTCCAGGTGGCTCCGTAGAGTCTGGTGACAAGGTGACCATGGCCCTGCGAATATGTCTGTGGGGCGCAGCCGATGAACAGGTAGCTGATGCCAGCGCCTGCCGTAAACCCCGTTGGTGTCGGAGGCGGTGTCAGGTCTGGCTCGTATGCGGCGTTGCCACCCAGCGCGCCACCGGGTCCGGCGATGGGGTTGCCGCTGCCGGTGGCCAGGAAGCCCGCCCGGAGTTTGATGATGTTCGATTCCACCAGGTCGCGCAGAATTACACCCCTGTCCAAAGGGTGCCCCCGATGCCCGAGGTACGTCTGCAGCGTCTCGCGCAAGCGCTCATTAAAGTTTGGCGCGTTGACAGAAGGCAAATCTTTGCGAATGCTGCTCATATCAAATACCCTCTAGATTGCATGAAGTCCAGGGGATCGGAGACGCCCTTTTTAAGATTGCACGACGGGCATAGCAGTTGAATGTTTTGTTTGTCATTGCTGCCGCCTTTTGACAGTGGCGTGATGTGGTCGGCGTGGTAGGCGTCTTTAATGCACGCCTTGCAAGCTGCACACTTGCACTTTTGCAGTGCCAGTAGTGTTTTGATGTCATCGGGCGTGTGGGTGCCCCCAACAGACAATTTTCTGGCTCGGCGGTTCCGGCAGTAGGTCCGGCACAGCTCGGGGTTGAGGGCGCGCCATTGGGCGTTGTACTCGGCTCGCTCTTTGCGCTTTTCTGCGCGGCGCAGGGCGAGCTTTTTTGGATTGGCTTTGGCGTACCGCCTTTGCCTTTCGTTGGCCTTCTGAGGGTTTTGCTTTTGCCATCTGGCTGACATGGCCGCGTATTTCTCGGGGGCTTCTGCTCGCCGTTTTGCAGACATGGCTGCATCCCGCTCCCGGTTGGCGGCCCGATAGGCTCTATCGCACGCTGCGCACTGACTTCTCAGGCCGTCCGCAGCGTTCGCTTTTTTTCTAAAGCTGTAAAAAGGAAGTGTCTTGCCGCATTTGGTGCAGGGTTTTTCAGTCGGATTCATGGCGACTATTGAATCACAAAACAAAATGTTTCGCCAGCCCTTTTGCATCACAGATAATTGCCGAATGGAACCTCCAAAAAAACAAATCGGTAGGCCTTTGAAATTCCCTGGCGAAAAGCTGGAACAGCGGTCTATACGTCTGACGGCAGCGCAGTGGGCAAAGGTAGATGCGGCGGGTATTGCAGCGCTGCGCAAGCTGATTGATCGCTGGCGCCCCATGTAGGTCTGCAGTGCTTCCCGCACACGCTGCAGGAAGTTGTCCGATGAGACTGCCGGGAGGTCTTTGCGGTCGTCGCTCATAGTGCCGCCATCTCCTGCATGCTGTGGGCCAGCATGACGCCTTGCACTGGCTTGTTCGTCACGATCTCGATCTGGATGTCCTGCGCGTAGTAGCCGCCTGGCAGGCGAAACGGCTCCCCGGTGGCTACGGTCTGGGTGTGCTTGAGCGCGCCGTCCGCGTAGAGCTTGAACGTGAGAGGGTAGGCGTCGGCCCGGACCTCGGCGCACGAAAAAGCCTGGGTGGGTTTCGGCAGGCGGTGCAGCTTGCTGCGCGCTGTCGCGGTGAGTGGTGCGCCTGCGTCCCATTTCTGGATCGAGGTGCCTTTGAGCACATACAAGGCATCCTGCAGGTCGTCCACATACAGCGCGTCGGCCCCAAAGTCCAGGAAATAGATGCCCGTCGGATTGTTGGGGTCGATCACGAACCCTTTTTGCACGCCGCCCACCGTATAGACACCAAGGTAGCGTCGCTCCACCATGCAACCGATGATGGTTTCAGGGTTCAGTGCCTGCCAGTCCTCTCGCGTCATCACTCCCTCGGTGAGCATGCGGGCGCCGCCCGAGCCCACGTAGGCCAGCCCATCCGGCGAAGCCCAGGCCACGCCATGTCCCATGCTTACGGTGGACAACGGAGCCACGCAAGCCTGCATGAAGTCCAGCGGCTGTTGGTCCAGCGAGTCTGGTGAGCTTCCGGCCACCAGGGTAGGCGTGCCGTTTGTCAGCACCACCAGGGTCTGACCGAATACCCCGAGTGCCACAGGGGTGTAGTCGGGCGGCAGCACGTCATAGGCGATGGGCCACGCGTAGGGCACATAGGCCTCGCAAAACCGCACAGATCGTCCGCTGATGCCAGCCAGCATGCCGTTCCACATGCCGGTCAACCAACCCAGGTCTGCAGGTGGTGTCAACCAGGTTGTCGAAGGCATGACCTCGCCCAGCTCTCTGTTGTCGTCCGTTGTGGACACCGAGCCAGCGGAGATTTCGCGCAGGAAAAAGAAGTCAGCTCCACCCGAGCTGTTCGCCTGGGTGCGGTACACGCGGATCAGCGTGATACCGTAGGCCCCAGAGGGTGTAGCCGCGAAGCCGCTGATTGCCACCACGTCATCCGGTTTGCAGTTGAGCTGCATCGACACCGGGCTTGGTGCGCTTTCCTCGCCAATGTCGCTCACGTAGGTGTAAACATAGAACCTGGTTTCTACTGTGGTTTCGGAACCACCCGAAGCTACCAGGGTGACCGGTGTGACCGGCGCCGGGACACCCAGCTCGCGCCAGGCGGTCGGGTAAGGTGCGCTTGCCAGTGCCAAGGTACTGTTGGTCCATTTCGGTGTGCCGCTCCCTGTGTAGTAGGTGCGCTCGGCCGTATCCGCTGAGTTGACCCCGCGCACAGCGTGTACTTCCGTGGGCCAGCTGAGCCAGTAGTTCGTGTCGCTGGCAACATCGCGCCCCATGCGGTAGATGCTCTTGCGCCCAGCCGGCACGGTTGCCACAGACATGGGTGCATTCCACGGACGCAAGTCGCCGCGACCCGGTTTCTGGTTCAGCGACACGGTGCCGGTGTTTTCTGGCAGGAGTAGAGGGTGCAGCGCACGGTTTTCCCCCGCGAAGCCGGAGAAGGTCAATACAGCCATGTTAGCCCCCGTCGTCAATCAACTCACGATCCGCGTCAATCTGCCCGCGCAGCAGCTTCACTTCGGCGTCTCGCCGGACAAGAGCTTGTCGGTGTTCTGCAACCACGCCTGCCCCTTCGACAATGTGGCGGTCGAAGGCTTCAAGTCGATCTGCAATACCGCTGCTGGCAGAGGTGCAGGCTGCGGCTTGCGCACGATAAGTTGCGGCTCGGCGCTCTGCGTCTGTGCGCAGCCGGTCAGCAAGAGCAAGGTCAGCGCGAGCAATGGCATCGCGCACCGGCTGGGATGTGGTGAATTCGTCCGAGTTTTTCGACGTGTTTGCAGCATGTGTCGATTCCTTCAATGCGGTGTTGGTTTCGTCGGCGCGGGCGGCTTCGGAAAGTTTGAGTGCTGCCGTGGCGTGCTGCGCCTGGATGTCCGCAATCTGCTTTCCATACCGCCATTCTTGCGTCTGCCAGCCAGCTCCAAAGGCCAGAGCACCGGCAACGATGGCCGTGGCTGCGTAGGTATAGAGGCCGGGGATCATCGCCAGCCCTTCCACCAGTACCAGCACATCACAAAGATCATCGGGTTCATCGGTCGTACCTTTCGTAAATCGACATCAGCACGGCCCCGGCAAAGCACCCGAGCACCACCGCCATGGCGAGATAGAGGAGTGGCAGGGTTAGCAGGCGTTGGAGTAGGGTCATTGCATTGCCACGCACTGTGCGTGCCTCGTGAGCTGACGGGTCCACACACCTGCGCATACTTTGTTGCCAGGGGTCGAGCAGTCGTAGCCACCAGAAAACCTGTAGCGCAGCAGGGCATCGCAAGCCTGGCGGTACTCGCCAGCCAGGATGTGCGCGCGCATGCTGGACTTGGCCCACGCGCCCGTGCCGTACTGATAGACCCAGTTCATGTAGATGTCGTACTCGCCGGGGTGTAGGCGGGCGCCAGCAAGAGACTGCTGGAATGTCTTTTCCGTGCGCGCGACGTGGGACTGCGCCTTGACAAGTGCCCGCACCGGGGTGACGGTGTCACCCATCTTCACCGGGCTACCGTCTTCGTGGAAGGTGGAGCCAAACCCCACCGTTGGGCGGTCATTGCGGGTTGGCACCATGGCCTTCTCGGCATAACCCTCATCGACCACGATGCCGACGAACGCGGCCGCAGACAGACTCAGCGCAGCGACAGCGATGCGGGTGCGGCTCACAGGTACATCTCCATCTTCGCTCGATGCTCTTCCTCTTCGCGCCGACTGCGCTCTTCGATGGCTTTGTGTTCTGCGACATACACACGGCGCTTGTGCAGTGTCTGATATGCCTGCAGGCACAGGCCAAGCAAACCAATCAGCATGCCAAAAATCATCGCAAACTCGTTGAGGGTGAGCCCGCCCACAAATGCCGTGCCACCACCTCCAACGGTCATCCCTGTGGCCACCTTGGACATCACCGCATCGCTGGCAGCCTGTGCAGCTTGGTTTGATATATCGCTCATCTCGCCTCCCTATAAGCCTCTGGGTACTGCCTGCGCAACACCTCCGCGCGATAAGCGCTCAGGCAATGGTCAACTTGCCAGAAAAACAGCAGGTTGATAGCCCCTGCAGTCCAGCCCCAGTATTTATGGCCCTTTGTACGCATGCGATGGGCATATGCGCTCAAGGTCTCATCCGGCCAGCCGCCGATGACGGTATTTGCCAGCTGGTCCAGCGCGATAAGGATGCGATGCAGGTATGTCACGATCACAGCCCCAGCTTGGCGCGCTCGTCCCGCCCCCATTGCCGCGCAGCTTCAACGTGCGCGCCAAAGGCGATCAGCGCGTCTTGCTCGCCGGGCTCGAATGTGTAGCTGCCCAGGGCAACCCCCACGCCGATCCGCGCGAAATACTGCTCATCACTCAAGCTGTAGCGCGCCCGGATGCGCATCTCCATGCGCTCGGCGATCAGGCTGCAGTGCGGGCTGGCGGCCTTGATCTGCTCGCGCAGCTCGGGCGTCATGGCTACGGGTGCAATGGTCAGCTCGGGCGGTTGGGCTGGCAGCGTCACGCCAGCGGGCACGGCTACATAGGTCAGCCCGTCAAGCGTGCACAGCTCGGTGCAGTGCAGCTCGTCATTAACGCCCTGCGAGTCGGGCAGCGCCATTTGAATGGTGGTGTGCGGCGTGGAAACTTTGTGGTAGCTGTAGATAGAGGTCATGGTGGCGGGTCTCCAGGTGGGTCATGAGGGGTTGAAAAGAACAGGTGCGCCGGGCGTGGCCCAGCCGAGAGATAACGCCCGCCAGCCGGCCGCGCCGCGCGTCGGTGCGCAGCGCGCCGATGACGTGCGGGCGGATGAAACGGCCGCTGGCCCAGGTGCGAAAGCCAACAAAATTGGCGCCCCGGCGAATCGGCTGCAGGCTGTAGTGGCTGATCTCCATGCCCAGCAGCGCCAGGTGCTGGCGGATGCGCGACAGCCACTGCTGGCCCGTGGCCAGGTCGGGCGCGAGCATGATGCTGTCGTCCATGTAGCGGCCGTAGTCGCGCACTTTCAGGGTGCGCTTGCAGAACTGATCGAGGCTGTTGAGGTAGACGTTGGCAAAGGTCTGGCTCATCAGGTTGCCGATGGGCACGCCTGCGGGCTCGTCGCGGTGCGCGAATTGCGCCAGCAGCTGCAGCATGGCCGGGCACTTGATGGTGCGGGCCAGCAGCCCCTGCAACACGCTGCGGTCGATGCTGTAAAAGAACTTGCGCACATCCACATGCAACACCCAGCTGGTGCGCGGCGCGCGGCGGATGGCCGCCTGCAGCCAGTCGGCAGCGGCATGCGTGCCCTTGCCAGTGCGGCAGGCAAAGCTGGTGGCGATGTAGCGGCGCTCAAAGATGGGCGCCAGCACCGCATAGGCCGCGTGCTGCGCCACCAGGTCACGAAACGCCGGGGCCTCGATCAGCCTTGGCTTGGGGCCGTCCTTGACCCAGAAGCGGTTGCACGGGCGTGGGTGGTAGGTACCGCTTTTGAGCTCGTGCTCCAGCTGCTGCAGGTTGGTGCCCAGGTTGCGCGCAAACTCGAAACAGGCCCGATGGCTGCGCTTGCGTTCGCTGGCGCGGCGGTAGGCTGCCAGCAGCGCCTGGGGCGTGCAGATCTGTGCATACAGGTTGCCCACGCGCTTCATGCGGCAGCCCGGGTAAAAAATGCGCCGGCGCCAATTTTCGCGGGGCGCCCAACACGGGGCGCGGTCGCTACCAAAGGGCGCCGGGGCGCAACATTTCGCCGCAAGGCGCGACGGAGGCTCCCTCTTTGCCGGTCAGCACACGCTGCATGGGGCGTATTTGGCACAGAGTCGGCGGCGAACCCAACGTTGTTGTTGGCGTTCGTCCGGTTGTTGTTGAGATTGCGATTGCGAGACCCGGCATTCGAGCCGTTGTCCCAATTGCCGCGCGAAATCACACAGAGCATGTCAAGCCTCCACCGCACTCGGGGCAGCGCCCCGAGATTCATTGCCCAGGGCGGTGCCCTGAACCTCTGACTTGACCCAGCCGCCAATCATGCGGCCCAGTTCATCGACCATGCGCAGCAGCACCAGAAAGCGGTGATCACCGGGGTTTTCTGCATCCTTGCGGCCTGCGCTGTAGCCAAACAGGCCCAGCTCGTGGGCCAGGTGCACCATCATGCGCAGCTGCTCGTGGCGCACGTCGAGCTGGGTCAGAGTCGTTTTCTTGTGGTAGCGTTTTTGCGCCTCCGTGGTCAGGTTGTAGACATCCACAAACGCCTGGCGGATGCCTTGCGTGAGGGTGTACTTATGGCAGTTCGGAAAATGCGCCAGGTAGCCCTCTAGCTGGGTGGCAAAAAGCACCAGCTTGCGGTGCAGGCTGGCCTCGGCATGGATGGATGTCTTGATGGTCATAAAGCGTTCAGGGGCCTATTCGCTGTCGCTCAAGGCTCAAAGATACGAGGCGGCGGCGAACCCAACGTAGGCGGTGGCGTTCGTCCGGGTGTTGAGGAGATTGCGATTGCGAGACCCGGCACCCGAGCCGTAGCCCCAAAGGCCGCGCGAAACCACACAGAGCTGATCGATAATGCGCTGGTAGTAGTAGTCCAGTCCCATCAGGCTGGCGCCTGCAGCGCTCATGCCGCCCGCCGCCGGCATGCCTAGCATGGAGCGCGCGCGGTCGGCGGCTGTAGCCATGCTGAACACGGCATTGCCCGCATTGCCGTAGCGCTGCGCGAAAGCGTTGTTCGGGTAGGTCGTCGCAAAATTCATGGCCGCGGCATCGAACTGCGCGGCCACGCCCGTGGCGCCCCAGTGGTCGGTGGCGCTGCTGGCGCCCGAGGTCACGGTAGCAATGTCCACGCTGCTTTTGAGCGCGTAAAAGATGCCCGTGGTCAAGGAGCCGCCCGAGGTGTAAGCGCCAAAGCCCGTGCCATCGACTCCATCGAGCGAGATGCGGTCCACATCCACCACCGTCACGGTGTAAAGCCGATCGTTGATCTGCGTCATTCCACCCACGCCAGCGACCGCCACCACGTCGCCCGTGGCGCGCCCGTGGCCCACCACCGTCAGCACCACTGGGCTGGCTTGCGTCGCACCCGTGATCGTTTTGCTGGTGGCAATGCAGGTCATGCCAGGGTTGATCTTGTAGATGTTGCCGTTGACATCGCTGATGCCGCAGGCCTGGCCGTTGTGCGTGGTCTTGGCAAAATTGCTGCCCGAGCCCGTGAGCGCCATGTTCGGTGCGCCACTGGCGCCAGCCGAGGTAAATGCGACCGTCAGGTCATCGCCGTCTTTGAGCGCGTTGTTGTTATTGCCCTTGGGGAAGTTTTTGACACCCGTGGCGTCGTACCAGGCGCAGTAGGTGCTGCTGGTAGCGGCCTGGGCGTGCGCCTCGGTCAGGCGGCACAGCGCATCGGCAATGAAAACGGACTCGGGGAAAAACTTTGCCCCGCGCGTTTTGGCCGCAGGGATAGCGCCGTGGTAGGCGTTGGCAGGTGCTCCGGTCAGCATGTTGAAGCCGACCTGGCCAGCAGCCGGACCGCTGACCAGCGGCATGGCCAGCGCAATGCTGGAGGCTGTACCGGCGTTGTTGCTGCAGTCGTACTTGTCGCGGAAAAATCCCGGCTGCACGGTGCCCGCATTGACGAACGCGCGGTGCAGGTAGTAGCTGCTGGCGTTGGCCGTGGCTTCGTCAGGGAAGGCGCTGGCGGGCTTGACGTCAATCGAGTTCGCACCATAAGCGCCGTAGGTCGGATTACTGGCGTGGCCCAGGCGGAAATAGAACGCAGGAATCCAGCACATGACGGAGCCGTCGCTGTACTGGTAGTTGCCATAGTTGGCACTCAGCGGATCGGTGCAGCCGGGCAGCGGTGTGTAGCCCGCGGGCAGCGTGGGGCAGATGCCGACGCCAAAGCCCGCAGTGCCAGGGAAGCCAATGTGGTTGATCGCCACATTGGGCAGCAGGGCGGCGTACCAGCTGGGGTCGAGGCGGCCAGATGCGCTGGCGAGGGGGATTTTGCCGGGGGCGGCGGTGAGGCTGGCAGTCCCGCCAGTCACAACCGACACGGCGTTGTTTTGCGCAACTACAGCCGCTGCGCGTGCTGCTTCGGATGCGGCTGCGCTGGATGCTGCTGCGGCTTGGCTGGAGCTTGCTGCAGTGGCCTTGGTTGTGGCAAGCGTGGCTTGCTCTGTAGCCAGCGTAACCTGCGTTGTTGCGTCCGTGACCTTCTGGTCCAGTGTGGTCTTGCTGACGTTGACAGCGCTGAGTAGCGCTGTGGTCTGCGCTGTCAGGTTTGCAACTTCGGTTTCAATGGTCATATGGCTTCTCCGGTATCAGTTGAATGCGTGGTGTTGAGCAATGATTGCTTGCGTGCCAATGAGGCTCGCCTGGGTCGAGATCAGGTTAACGCGCGCCTCACTGAGCGCCGCATCCATGCCAGCGATCTTTGTGCTTGAGAAACTTGCGCGCGAAAACACCGCTGCGCCTGCGACGTTTTCGTACATCTCAAGAAAGAATTCGCCGGAACCAGGAACAGAGAAATACTCGCCATTCACAGTTGCCGCCAAACCAAGCGCAGTGGTGGCGTACACATTGGCAACCTGCAATGCGTTGCCTGCCGCCAGTTGAGCGGCTTGCATCGACTCCACGGCTGATGCGGCGCTACCAGCCGCCTCGGTGGCTTTGGTCGATGCCGTGGTGGCAGAAGCACTGGCTTCGGATGCCTTGGTGGTGGCAAGGGCAACCTGATTGGCCGCTAGAGCAACTTGCGCTGCGCCATTTGTTGTCGCAAGGGCTGCGCTTGTTGCAGCCTCACTGGCTTTGGTTGTGGCGATACTGGCCTGAGCAGTAGCTGCAGTTTGCTGCTCAGATGCAGCGGTTGCGCTGGCGCTCGCGGCACTGGCGCTGCTTGCAGCGTCCTGGGCGTATTTCTTTGCGCCAAACCCCTGCCCCACAGCCACCTCAGAGCTGGTCTTTGTGGCCCACTCCTTTGCCAATGCAGCACTGGTTGAGGCATCCGCCGCCTTGACTGTGGCGATACTGGCCTGAACGGTAGTTTCGCCAAGCCGCGTCGTCGCGGTGTTTGCGGAGGTGGTTGCAGATGCCGCCGACGCAGATGCAGATGAGGCGGAGCTTACGGCTACTGCGGCATTGGCAGAGGCATTGCCGGAGTGTGTCCCTGCTGTGTTTGCTGCTGCAGTAGCAATACCGGCCTGGGTGGCGGCAGTTGTTGCGCTGGCAGATGCCGCGCTTGCATTGGTTGCGGCCTGGCCTGCAGATACCACGGCCTCGGCCGCCTTGGTGGCTGCAATCCCTGCCTGGGTTGTGGCGGTGGTTGCCGCTGTAGCAGCTTGTCCTGCGGACGCCGCTGTATCGACTGATTTAGCTGCGGCCTCGCTTGCAGACTGCGCAGCCCCCGCTGCACTGGTGGCCGCTGCGCCAGCAGAAGCATTTGCCGTCGATGCGAAGGCATCAGCATCATCGCGGGCCAACCATGCATATTGCCGCTCTGCTGCTGCAGCCTGGCTATGCGCCAGTGCCGCGACGGTAGAAATCTCGGCAGCTTCTGCCGCATCGGTGGCAACACTTGCTTTGGCAGTGGCAAGAGCAGCCTGCGCAGTGACTGGCGCCAAAGCACCCTGAGCGGCCAGCAGGGCCTGGGCTGCAGCATCTATGGGCGGATACGGCTCCTGCAATACGATCTGCTCCAGCGCGCAGTCGCTGTTTGGCACGGAGATCGTTGTATCCAGAAACTTGCGCCCGGTATCTGGATTCCAGGCCCGCACGCGGTACAGCGAACCAGCCGTGCCAAGCGCGTTAGGCCACAGCCGCAGCACTGCAACACCGGACGCATCCGCAGTCGCAGCCACCTCTTCGGGGACAACGAATCCGTTATGGGTCTCGGTTTTGTCCAGCCGCGCAGTTACACGGCAACCAGACACGGGCAACCCCGCCTGGTCGAACGCAGTGAATGTGACGTTGACGACAGGGATCACAATCGCCTCTGCAGTTAGGCCTGCGGCACCATCGCCGTGCGATTGGGGTTGCCCACCGGGTTCGGCCCAACAGCCACGGTGGCTTTTATCTCCGCGCCCAGCGAATTGCTGAACGCGGCGTAATGCGCCTGCGCCCGCGCGACATTGCCCGCGTACTCGCTGTCCTTTGTGTAGGCGCGGTACAAGGTGTAATCCTGTAGGGCATTCGCGTAAATGTCGGGCACGTTGATGTTCCCGGTCACATCTGTGTAAAGCGCCCCATCAGGTGGCTCTGCAACGTCCGTTGGATAGGCCGCATACACAATCTCAAGCTGGGCGCTTGTTGTTGCCGGCGGGTACACATAAAACACCCGTGGGTCGCGCGGGTCGTACATGTAGTGCAGCACCTCGCCAGCAGGCGTGACGCTGTGCCATCCTGGCGTCTGCGCGTCAAGAATCTCGCGGTTGGTCATGCGCACAGCACGCTTGGTACCGCCCGCATTGCGGATCACCTCGATCAGCTTGGCGCCATTAGTCGGCAGCGCCTGCTTGGAGCCCACCACGCAAGGCACGGTGGCATTGGTCGCCATGCTGTCGGGGCGGTACAGCACCACCTCGCGCTGGCCGTCGTTGAGATAGCGCACCAGCTCGGCCACGGGCCAGCGGATGGACGTGGGATCTTGCAGCGTTTCAACGCAGCGGCGGATTACAGACTGGGCGGGTATCGGCATCTAGCACTCCTGGCAATGAGTGCAAGAATCCCGCCGAATTTTTCGGAGTCAACGCTAGAGGAAGCTCGGCACCTGCCGCGTGTCGCCGTTGGCCATTTGCCCGCGCGCCAGCCGTGCCGACTCGGTGCGAATCTCCGCACGGAACAGCGCTTCAAAGTCACCCGATGGGCCTGTGAATGGCTGGCTGGGTATACGCATGATGGAGGCGATGGCACCATTGGCGATGTGCTGGGCGTACTCTTCCAACTCCACTGGCAACTCGCTGGCGGTCAGCTTGGGCACCATGGCCACACGCGCCACCACCTGCGCGCCATTGGTCATGGCGGGGTAGATACAGAGCGATGCCAGATCTTCGGAAAAGCTGAATTTGTCGCTACTGGGTTGCAGCGATTTGGCCAAGCCAGTGTCGGCCGACAGGACGGGCACCTTTGCGCCGTCCACCGTTACCCACTCGATAGCCAAGATGCGAGCGTTAGTCGAGTCTGGTTCGATCTCCACAACGTGCGGGTCGAATGCAGTCACGGGTTCAAGGTTGCGCGCCCAGCACTTGGTGCGCTTGCAGAATTCGATGGCCGCCAGGCGCACATGGTGCACCATCGTCGGCAGCGGGCAGCCCACGACATAAGGCAAGACAAACGGGCCAAAGTCTTCCCACTTCATGCCGCGTCTGCCTGCACCTGGTTGCTTTGCGCCAGGCTGATCTGACGACGCAGCTTGGCCTCATCCATGCGATCCATGGACGATTTTGGAATCCCGTGGCGGTGGCCCAGCTCGCGCAGGGCCGTCCCGTGCACCTTGAGCGGGTTGTTTCGCTCATGGCGGGGGTAGTCCTGCAAGCGTCCACCGCCTTCTACAGCGGTGGACATCCTGGGCGTGCGTCCACGGGCTGCCATTTACTTGCTCACGCAGGTCAGGGCGAGGGTGATTTTCTTGCCCGCAGTCGGGGCCGCGCCCAAGAACTTGATGCCCACGCCCACAGCCGATTCGGCAGGGGCAATCGCCATCAGGTTTTTTGTGGGCTTGGCCGATGCGCCTGCAGTGGCCACGGCCAGGGCTGCAAAAATCTCATTGCCCATCGCGCGGGTGTCGTCGGCCTTGCCGTACTTGCCCGACAACACGCCCACATCCAGCGTGCAGCCGGCACCCACCGCATCTTGGAAGACGGTGGCATCGGTAACGTAGCAGCCGTGCGGAATGGCGCAAGCCTCGGTAATGTCGTTGACAAGCACACCAGCGGGAACGGTGTAGTGGACCAACACGACGGTTGGCTGGGCGCCAGTCACGGCGCCACGAACGGCGCCTGCGGCGGCTTCAAAAGTTTGACGGAAGGCCATGGTGTTTACTCCTGGTACTGTGTCTGTTGGCGATGGCTCCCTAAGCCTTTCGGCTCAGGGATGGCATCAGATGTCGCCGCCTGGTGCGCGGGTGAAACCGGTGTCAATGGCGATCATTGCGTGCGCCATGTCCTTGTAGTGCACACGGGTGGCGTCAAAGATGGCCTTCATGTGGATCACGCGCTCGTGGCCACGGTCGTCGGAGTCTTCTTCCAGCTCCACGGTCAGGCCGTCTTTCAGGCCCTTCTTGCCCTGGGCAAAAGCCACAGCGCCAGCGCCCATCACGAACGAACGGGCAGCCGTCACCGCGCCACCAGCACCGAAGCCGGTCAGGTAGGTGCCGCAAGGCGTTTCGTCCACCAGCATGTTGTCGTACATGCCGCCGCCTTCAACGAACGGACCAGCCTTGGCGCCCATGTTGCGCACCAATGCGTTTTGCCACGCCACCCAGCCGTTGTCGCCAATGTCGTTGCGCAGGTCGGCCATCACTTCGGGGGGCAGGCAGGCCACGAACACGCTCTTACCGCCCACGTTGGCCTTTTCGATCTTGCTGGCGCCGTTGATGCCGCCGTACATCTTCGACAGCTTGTTGCGCGCCGACACCGTGAGGGTGGTCAGCGTCATCACGTTCGCATCGGTCAGCGCGCCAGCGGCGGTGTTACCGGCTGGGCCAATCATGCGGTGCTTTTCGTCGATGGGCAGCAGGGGCATTTCGATCTTCTTGAAATTGCCGTCTGCACCGCGCACGTTGGTCATGCACGAACCCACGCCCACGTCGCCCGCGATGTGGCAGTGCACGAATTGCTCCATGTACTCAGCCAGCCAGTCGGCCAGCACTTCGCGGCCAATGGCGCCCAGTTGTTGGCCGGTGCGCTGCTCGTCCATGATCGAGCCCACATTCACGCCTTCGCGGATCAGGCCAATCTTGATCTTGGTGTCGAACTGCGTGATGCGCTTTTCAGTGCCTTCCAGGCGCTCGGTGCCCACACGCGGTGCGCCCTGCAGCTTGGCAGTGATGAGCGTAGTGATCTCGTCACCCTGGCCCTTTTGCAGCTCAGTGCGCTTGACGATGACGGACTTGGAGCCCTCACCGCCCATCATGCGGCTGAAATACTGCTTGTTTGCAGCTTCCTTGCCGACGTAATAAGACCAGGCCTTGCGGGCGCCCGGATCGGTAGGGAGAACAGGAGTGGTTGACGCAGGCATTTGTACCTCCTATAGGTGGTGCCTTGCTCACTCCTGCGAGCTTGTTGCAGATCCCGTGCAACTCAGGTGAGGTCTATCTTGACCATTGGCGGCGCGACCACATTGAGCCGCGCCACACGTCCAGCTTTCGCCTCATGCGTAATCGTTATGCTTATTTTTTCGGAGTCAACGCAACCCGCATCACCGAGCAACAGCACAATCTTTCGCCCGATGCGCAAGTCCACCGTCATCTTTTTGTCTGCGACTGGTGTGGTCATGTGCATCAACCGCGCATCAGCTTCTTGAGATCCGCGTCGGACAGCGCGTCAAACGCCTTTTCGAGGTCGTCGCCCGCAAGTCGTCCCACCACTTCCGTCACCGACTTGGTGCCAGACGCTGCCGCCGTGGGCAGGCCTCCCAGCGTGATAGGCGGCTTGGGTGGTGTGCGGTCAGGCGCGGGCTGCGCAGCAGTCGAAGGTTTGGCCTGCGACACGCCCATGCGGGCCATCACCATGCGGTGCGCTTCGTCAGCGATCTGCGCAAAGTCCTTGCCCGCAGCGTCGGGCTCACTGGCCACCAGCCGCAGCGCCCGGTCAAATGTCTGCTGCGCGGCGGTGTCGCTGGCATAGTCAATCTCGGCCTGGGTGCGTGCCACCAGCGCATTGATAACCGTGGCTTGATAGCCTTCGGCGGACTGGCGGTTGACCTCGGCCAGTGTTTCAGCCCGCGCACGAGCGAGGGTGATGCCCTCCAACTCTTCGCTGATGCGGAACTCTTCGTCGGCGTATTTCTCCGCGTCGATCACCCCGTCCATGAGCTGCTTCATCGCTTCGGCCTTGGCTGCCAGCAACTCGGTGCGCTTGGCGGCCAGGTCGGCGGGCATGTCGGCACGGTAGGTTTGCGGCGCAGTGCTGGCCACCGGTTGCGCGTCCTGAGCGGCCGTCGGCGGCACATCGGCCACCTTGGGCGCGGCGGGCTGCTGGTCGTCGGCTTTCACTGGCGCCACATCGGCTGCAACTTCGGCCACTGGCTCTGCGGGCGCGGATTCCGGCGCTGCATCGTCGGGGGTGTCTGTCACGCGGTCGGCGTAGGGGTCAAGCCCTTTCGCCTCCATAGCGGCGATCTCGGCTGCAATCTGGTCTTCGGGGTCGGTGTAAGTTGTCATCTGCGGTCACTCCTGCGATGCGGGTTGGGAAAATTGTTGCTGCGCCAGGCCTGGCTGCACGCCATCAGCAGCCATGGTTTCGCTGCCCACCATGGCGCCGTCCATCTGCTGCATGGCGGAGATGGGTGGCGTGGGGCCAAGTGGTGCGGGCTGCTGCGGCATGGCGTCGGGGTCGATCACACCGGGGCCGTTCATGTCCTTGAAGCCCACCGACTTGAGCAATTCATCAGCCACGGGCGTGATCTGCGGCGCCATCGCCAGCACCTGGGCAGCCTGGGCCGACAGATACAGGCCTTCCAGCCGCTTGGCCACGGCGTCGGCCTCCAGCTTCTCGCCCTTGGCCTGGGCCTCACGAATGGATGCCTGCAACTGCGCCATTTCGGCCTCAAACTGTGCGGCTGCTGCCTGCTGCTTTTGCTGCATGGCGGCCTGCTCTTCGGGCGTCATCTCTGCGTCTTCGTCGCGCTGACCCGTCACAGAGCGGATGCGCGCAAGCACCTTGTCTTTCAGCGGTAGGTTCGGGTTCATCTCGAAAACCACGTCCAGCAGCGCCACCACGACCTGCGGTGCCGACCCGGCCAACTGCCCCAGCACACCCAGCAGCGCGTCATAGCTGGCCGATGCGTGGCTCTGCTTCCACTGCTGCTCGCCCACCAGGAAATCGGACTCTTCACCCGCAATGTCGTTCTCGAACCGCTCGCCGTTCCAGGCGTTCACCTGGCGGAACTTGCGGTTGGCCCCGTTACCCCCGATGGGAATCGCCCGCTCGGTCGTCATGTACTGCTCGCACAGGCTCAGGGTCAGCACCCCCTCGATGTTCCGTGCGCGCAGCAGGTTGTCAAAAATTTCAGTGGTCAGCAATGAGCCTTGATCCGCCCGCAGTGCGCGCGACTTGCCGCTGATAGCGTCAGAACTCGTCTCCCGGTTCTCAGGCGTCACACCAGACAGCCGGGAAATGGAATCCATGTCGTTCTGTGCGAACGCCATCAACTGCTGTATGTCGCCGTTGTTCTTCGCCTCTTGCACCTTGCCGCCCGACAGAGCCCCGTCCGCAAAGATGGCAATCCCGTTCGGGTCTTTCAGCTCTCGGTCGATCTGCTCCAGCGTCATGGCCTCGTTGTCCACGGCGCTTTTCTCCATCCGCATCTGGTTCGAGTGCGCCAGGTAATGGCTGCGCATGATGCGGGCGTTCAGCGAGTCCTGAATGTCCACCAGGTCGCGGATCGGGCTATAGCAAAGTCCTGTCTCGATGGACCGGTAGCACCAGATCGGCACGAACGGGAACCGCCCATGTTTGTACGGCGACACCGACTCCACCAGGATGTCCTCGCTGGTCATGATCGTGCAGTGGATCTCCCACGACACCGGGTCGGTGATGCCGCCCACATGCTTTTCCTTGACAGTCACAGGCTCGCGCGTCCATGCTTCGAGCAACATCACACGGTCACGGGTCGAGAACAGGTCGGTGCCCACAAACACCCCGGCGCCACTCTCGCTGCTCGCAATGGCGTCTGCGCCCAGCAGGTTGGACGAGCCCGCCCACATGCCCATCAGGCGCTCGCCGCTGCCGCGCTGGGATACGCGCTCCAATTCGGTCCGCTTGTGCGGGAATAGCGCAATGGCTACATCCAGGTCCACCACTTTCGAGCGGAAAAGGAAACGCGCATCGTCGCCATCGCGGTTGATGGCGCGGCTGTCATGCACGATGTTGCGCCAGTCCTCGGCCACGGCCACCACCTTCGGGCCTTGCTTGTCCTGGCGAACAGCCACCTCCAGCCAGCCCAGGCCGGTGACGAAAGACTGGTCGGACGCTAGGCTGCGCTCAAAGCCGGTCTGGTTGGTGTAGTCCAGCCACTTCATCAGCTCCTGCTTGGCTTGAGCCGACTCGCGTGCCTGCTTGTCGTCCCGGCGCGGCGCCACAGTGAAATCAATCCGCCCCCGGCGCTCGGTGCCCTTGAGCCAGTCGATCACCGGCTTGATGGCGTTGTACGACACGGCAGACTGCCCACGCGCTGCCAGCTTTGCCCGCTGGTCTGCGGTGAATTGGTCGTTTTCGTAGTAACGACACCAGCGGATGCGGTCGCGCCTATTTTGTTCCTGGCGAAGCAACTCCTCCAGGTACATGTCCTTGATGCGCAGATGGTGGTCGTGCGCGGTCGATGCGGCTGTTTTCATAGGGCAATCTCGGTCACAAGGTCGCCGCGCTTGGCTGTCACCTCGAAAGTAGTGCCATCGCCAGCTACAAGGCGGCGGCGGATGTTGGGTGGGGCCATTGGCATCCGCACCATGTCGATGAGCGCGTTCAGCACCGCGTCGATGTAGTTGCGCACCGCGGTGCGGTCGTCGCTCGTGTAGCCCATCAGCTGCACCGACTGCGTGGCGTCCCAGATCAAGGCGCGCGTGGGCGACCCCGTGGGTTTGCCGTCGTCGGTGAAGTCCAGCATGTGCGGCCGGTCGGCCTCGCGGTAGCAGCGTGGGTGCCAGATGCCAGCGGTCATGTCGTCAGAGCGGACCACCGCGCCATCACGCGGGCGGCCAATGACCACCACGCGCTGTGCCTTGCGGCTCTCGGGCAGCACAGCCCATTCCAGCGACACAAGGAAGTCGCCCACTCGGCGGGTCTTCCATGCGTCAGGGCCAGCCCACTCGACCAGCTTGCGGCCCTGGGCGTCTATCGTTCGGGTTTCTCTCATCTCCAGGACTCCCGTGTGCGGTTTGCGAATGCGTTGATTGCGGGCTCGGTGGACTCGCCTGCGTCCAGCGTCTGGGCGTGCTGGCGCCATGCGTCACAGCCGTGTGATGCCCAGTTGTGCAGAGGCCTGTTTTTCCATCGACCGAGCTTGTCGTCCCATTCGTACTGATAGTTGTCCAGGCACTTGATGCCCTGGGCGCACTCTTCGGCGTCAAACCAGTTGTCGGATGGCAGCGCCTGGCGGGTCTTGTCGATGCCGATGTCCAGATGCGCGATGCGGGGCACCACAACCAGGTTGCGCATGCCCAGATTGGTCATGATCTCCTTGCGGTCGATCACAACCTCGCCCTGCATGTCCTGCTCGGCGTCGTGTGGCACGAAGTGCTTGCGAAACGAAACGTCGTTGGCCTCAGCCCACTCCTTGCACTGACGCCACCAATACTGCAGACCTTTGCCTGAGCCCTCGATGTACTTGACCCAGCGGTTTTGCATGCCCACACGCTGGCGGAACCAGATCGCGGTCGCATCGCCTACGCCGAAGTCCCAATAGGTGTCCACCGAAACGCCAACCTGCACCGGTACGGCGGTAATGCGGCGCTTCTCACGGATGGCCGCCATCTGCTCGGCAAAGATCGCGCCGTCAATGGCTTGCTCAAACGCCTCTTCTGGTGTGCCTGGGTACTCGCGCCCCATGTCGTTGAGCAGCGCTGCCTTCTTCTTGACCCACCAGGCTTTTTGCTCGGCCGTCAGCTTCACGCAGGTCTTGACCTCCAGGTCAGCGAAGTGCTTGGCCTGCTTCTCGCTGACGTGCACACCCTCTGGCTCCAGTTGGTAGGCCGTCTTGGCGTACCAGGGGTAGAAGTGCAGGCGCCAGTCCAGCGCGGTCAGCTTTCGGCCCTCTTGCTTTGCGCGCAGGGCCTCGATGCAGTAGTCGTAGAAGTACCCGCCCATGCCTTCGGCGGTGGACTCCACGAACAACATGTTTCCAGCCGCCACCGACTCGAACGCGCCAGTGACGATTTCCTTGGCCTTCTCGGGGTACTTGCGGCAAATCTTCCCGAACTCACTGACGTGCAGCAGCTGCAGCGTGCCGCCCCGGAAGCTGGTGGACACGTAAAGCGTCGAGCCATTGGCGAACGTCACCTGGCTCTCGGTCTTTTTGACGACAGACACCGTCCCCCGCAGCGGCTCTGGCAGGCGGTCGTAGGCGAAGATGACCTTGTTGCGAAAAAACTTCTCGGCGTCTTCGCGGTTGTGGGCAATGATGCCGGCCGAAAAGTTGGTATTGAAAAGGCACTGGTCCAGCGCCAGGATGCAGATGAACGTGGTGAACCCCAGTTGGCGCGCCTTGAGAATCAGATTGCGGTAGTGCAGGTTGTCGTAAAGCTGGCGCTGCTCGTCGTTGGGCACGAAGCGCACCACCTCATTGCGCTCGTTGACGATGTGGTACAGGTTGCACAGGCGCCACCATGGGTCGGCCCACAAATCGGGGCGCAGGTCTTCGGCAGTAACGACAGCGGCCGCGCTCATTTGCTCACGGGCAGCTTGGAGCCATTGACCATGGCCAGCAGCTTCTGCATCGCCTCAGCCGGATTGGTCTGGGCGTTGTCCTTGGCGAATAGGCCCAGGTGCTTGAACAGGCGCTCCAGCGCTGCGTTCTTGTCTGCGAGCTTGTACTTGCGCACCACGGTTCCCGAGCCGTCCTCGTCGCGTGATCGCTCGGTGGCCAGCTCCAGCCCCTGAATGGCTGCAGCCGTGTCGTCGTCCAGTTGATTGATGGGGATGGGGTTGCCTTCCGCGTCTGTCAGTTTGCGGATGTCAAAAAAGGCAAGGCGCATTGCCTCGGTCAGCACACGCTCCACTGACAGGCCGGTGTTTTTGGCGTGCTCGTTTCGCAGGCTTTCGATGGCGGCTGCGATTTCAGGTTTTCTTAGGAGATCAAAACCCTGCACGCCCGCTGTCTTTGGGCTGTATCCGGCGCGAATAGCGGCCTGGGTGGCATTGAGATCGACCAGGTACTCAGCAACGAACTGCTGTTGCTTTGGGTTGAGCGCTTTTGCTGCCGATGCCGCACTCTTGCGCGGTGATGCCATGAGAAAACCCCGTTGAATTGACGATCTGCCAATTGCAACGGGGTTTTGTTCGGAGTCAACGTCGGGTCACTCCACCCAGTATTTCGGCTGCTGCAAGCTCCCGCAGCTCTTGACCTTGCCCAGTTGGTGCAGCCTCTCGATGTGCCTGCGCGCCTTGGTCTTGCTGCTGCGGCAGGCGGCCACGGTGTCCGGGTGGCGCTCGATGTCGCGGGCGGGTGCTGGGCCAATGGCGGCTATCACCTGGCGGATGGTTTCTATGGCTCCTTGCAGGCGTGGGGTGGTCAAGACAGTCTCTCCTTGAGGTTGACGAGGTACTCCGGGTTGCAGCGCCCCTGGCGCGTCATCTCCAAGCTCTTCACTTGGGTGCAGTCCGCGCACATGGGGAAATCAAAATTGAAGGTGGCTGCGCCATCCTGGGCGACGAGGATTACCACGGGCTCATTGCGCTGGTTCTGCGCAGCGGCGGCGCTCTGCAGGTACTGCATCCAGCCGCTGCGGTTGAAAAAGCACGGCGGTGGTGGTGGCGCCAGGTCATCCACGGCGTCTTTGAGGTTGATGCGGCATTTCGTCACTGGTAAGCCCTTCTCACGGTTTCGTTGATTGCCTGAATCTCATTGATGCGGCGCAGCTTCCAGCGCAGCCGGGTGCCATGCCAGCCATCAGGCCCACGGTGACAAGCGGGGCACAACGGCATGGATGCAAACCACAACCCCTGCTCGGGTTCGTGCACCTCACTGGGGCCTGGTTCGTCGCACACTACGCACGGCAGGGCTGCCAATCGCTCGATGTGCCGGCACTCTGCAGCGGTGGGAGTTGGTTTGTTCTTGCTACGCATAGATCTCCCCCGTATCCGGGTCCACCTGCATGCCCTCCCACTGCTGGAAGCTCGCGGGGAACGTCACCCCAAGATCAGTCGCGGCGAAGGCGCTCACGCGGTCTATCAACTGGCTGTAGCCCTTCACGCCCAAGTCCTCAGTGCTCACGCGCTGGCGGCGGCGCACCTTCTTGCCCGTCAGCGGGTTCTTGGTGGTGACGGTCTTGTGGCCCAGGTATTCCGCCCGAAAGTGCTCTTTCCAGACTGCCAGGGGGAACTGCACGCCATTCGGCCGGGCCTGCAGGGCAATGGTCTTGAGCACCACGCCGTGGTA